CCTTCGTTATTCTCGACAAAGACACGCATAAGTCCGAGCATGATCCGCGCTTGTCGTTTCTGGTATAGAGAAGCTGCGTCGAAGTAACACGCAAGAAGTGAAGTCGCCTGTCTTATACGTTGCTTCTGGAAAGCTGCGGTGTCGTTTGCGAACTCGCGCGAACCCATAAACGTCGCATCGAAGCCGTTGACCGCTGTGATCGCTGCGTCGGATAGATTGACGATATCGTTTAAACCTGTCGGTAGTTGCGCCCGTGCTTTCTCTTGTACAGCGCCGCTTTGCAACGCGCCGTCTTCGACGTAAGTAATACCGTCGGTTTTGTTATATGTGCGTTCGAACTCGCGGATATCATCGATCGCGCTGCGCTCTGCTATGACGCCGCCTTTTGAGTTGGCCGCAATCGTGAACATAAGCTCGCCAAGCGCTTTATTATAGTATAGCGCCGGTTCCATCATTGAATTAACCATACCCATCCATATACCGTTTGACGCGTCGTAGTCGCCTGTTTTGAACTGGATCGTGTAGCCTTGCTGCGAGATCGAACGATACGCAGTAAACACGCTTTCACCGCTTACTACGGCAGTGTAATAAACCTTCTTGTTAAACGGGAAGAGTTCGCCGAGCATATCGTCGAAATACTCTTCGAGTTCGGCCTTGATCTCTTTACCGAAAACAAGGATCTTATCACGCGGATCGAAACTGTCGTCGACGTCTTCATATTCTTTTTGTAACATCTGCAAGAAAGCGTCGACCGCTTGCATGGTCTGTTGATCGTCGATCTCGTATAAAGGGTTAAGCGCTTTGTAAAACGGCTCGATCTCGTACCACTGATAGAAGTACACTTTAACCGTGTTCTCTTCTTCGTTGGTATATTCAAGAGGCGCGATCTTGTCGTAGTTACCGCCGTAAGGGAAGTATTCGTACCCGTCGTCTTCACGCTCGCCGTCTGCGGCTTCGTAGTCTTCGGCATCGGTGTTACTGAATAACATCTTTGCAGTTTCGAGTTCATACTCTTTTGAGTAATACACCCACCGCGCATCAAGTAAGTTCGTCGCTTTCGCGTGCGGATCCCATCCGACCGCCAGAGGATCTAAACGCCCCATAAGGATCTCGCCGTCCGCTTCGCTCGAGGCATAACCCTCACCGTAAGTAAGCGCAGTCTCGATTGCGCCGTAACCGTTGGTAAGTAGATCGCCGTCTTGCTGCGTCTCGACTTGATCTGCGTCTGCGTTATCCCGGCAATAGCCGTTGATCGCGTTCGCATAACCGGAAAAGAGTTCTTGAAGTTTGTCGTTCTCTAAGCGCGCCTCGTACTTCGGGCGGCGTCTGTTCTGCGCCATGAAGCCTTTAACAGCGTTGACGTAAGGTTTTACTTTGTTGAATTTTACGAGAACTTTATTATTCTTATTACCGCGCCCGTTCGGCGCGTCGATATTGTCTTGGTAGGACATGAAGTCGCCGGCGTAGAACGCTTGGCATTTTTTCGTATTGCCGTATTGTTTGCGCAATCTCGCTTGTGATTGCGTTTTGTGTTTCTTGAATTGTTTAGCAATCTCTTTTGTAGACTTCATTAGATCCCCGCTTTGTCCATAGCTGCGTCGAAGGCGCTTGTCCACGCCGGATAGTTACTCACACGAACCTTGGACGCCTCGATACCGAGTTTCTCGATCGCTATCGTGTGTACGCCGAAGCGCTTTTCTTCGACCATGATATGATCTTGGCCGCTTGGTAAGTCCGTAAGTCGGCGTTCGCCTTCTTCAAGCTTTGACATGTTCTTCCTTTTCCTGCTTCCACGGTTCAAGCGCTGCGCCTTTACACTGGACGCACGTTGTCCGGATAGGTGGGTATGATCTACGCATAACACCGATCATGGCTTCGCCGCATGTGTCGCAAGGTCTATCGAATTTATTCGGTTCGCGATATAACATTAAAAATCCATGAAGCTTTCGTAGTCATTTTGCGTGTTTGATCTCGAGTTGTAATCGTTGCCGATCCGCGATTTTTGAATACGCGGGAAGACGGCTTGTAAATCAGTATCGTATATTCTTGTCAATGCGTCAAGCATATCGTCGTATCTTGCACGGGGAAAAGTTGCCATTTCAGATTTTATGATCTCTCGAACAAGGTCAATCGTGCGCCCTTCATAGTCTGTATATTGGATTGCATCCGGGAACCACCAGCGCCCGTTCTGTAGATCAGGTATTATTCTGCGGATACGATCTTCTTTGTTCATCTTCCCGCCGAGTTCGATCATAGCGAAGCGGTATCCGTCTTGTTTCTGCTTCTCTCGGATATAATGCGTGTCCGTCATAAGCCCGTATTTTTCGTATCCTACCTTCGGCGGCTTGCCGGTTAGATCGTTCCAATGCCGGTGTAGTTCGAAGAGTTTGTTGACGCGCTCGGTCGGGTTCAACCTGTCGCGCACCGCATCCAGAAGATAGTAATTGTTATCCGGTGCAAGGCCTATAACCATAAACGTCGTAAAGTCCGAGTTCTTTTTCTTTTTCTTCTGCGTTTCTTCACCGCCGGCGGGATCGCACATAATGAAGATATTCATTTCGCGGGCTTTGATATTCTGTCTGCCGTAGTATTGGATCCACGTATCCTTGAACTCGCCGCCCCCGAGTGGTACGGGTTCTTGTAACATCTGGCCGACATAGTTGTAGTCGAGCATGTCTTGTCGCTTCTCGGCGAGGACATCTTTCGTCAAGCGATCCGGGAAGAGCAGATCGCCTTTCTTCATCGTCCAGAACTTCTCGCCAAGCGTTACGATCGTCGGACGATCCGCCGCCTCGGCGGGTAGCTTTAAATGGTGATAACCTTGATCGCGCAGCAAGTGGCCGGTCGGATCGTCTTCGTGCAAACGTTGCATAATCAGAATGAAACGTCCGACACGCGGATCGTTAAAGCGCGAGAACAACGTGTTACGAATTGCTTTGTTCGTCTCGACACGGATTGTATCGGACAAGGCCTCGTCTGGTTTAAGCGGATCATCACAAAGCAGATAGTCCGCACCTTTACCGGTGATCGTACCGAGTATGCCGGCGCCGTAGTAACGCCCTTTGCCGGTTGTCTTGAAGTCTGTCTTAGTGTCTTGTTTCGGATCTATCCGCGTTTCAGGATAACAAAGTTTATACCAATCATCTTTGATAATAGATTTACAGTTCACGATCGCGTCTTCGATAAGGCTTCCGCCGTATGACGTGCCGATAAACTTTGCGTAAGGTTCACGTCCGAGCACCCAAGCCGGGAAGGCGGTTGTTACGAGATACGTCTTTAATGTCCGAGGTGGTATGTTGATTATAAGCTTCTTGATCTCGCCGCGGTTTACGGCTTCAAGGTGTTCGGCTATGCATCCGATATGCCAGTTATACTCGTAGAAAGCTGCGTCGCCCTCGACCGAACGGAAGGCGCGCGCCGCAAACGGTTCGAAACGTTCACGACACGCGCTGTTCATAGCGAGCTGTTCGTCGGTCAAGTCCACGAGGGAATCTCCCTATTTGTAGTTACACAATGTTTCCGCAGTGCGAACGACGCGGTGGGCGGGTTGGTTTAGCGTTGTTGTGATCGTGCGGGATCCTTTAGTCAAGCGAACGATACCGCCGTCAATCTCATATTTAAGACCGTAAGCGTTCAGTACGTTAAGCGCTTTCTTGATTTCGTCAAGGCCTTCTGTCGCGATAAGCTCGACCGGTAATGCGTCCGGCTCTTCGGGCTGCGGCTCTGTATCAAGAGGCACGTCGCCGAGTGTGCCGGCATCGGCCGGTTCTTCTTCGCCGATCGCTTGTTTGTGTAGTGCAAGGAACGTGCCTTGCGCAAGTGTCTCGGCGTCTTCGTCGATAACCGCAAACATGACGATACCGTCTTGTTCACCATCTTCGATAAGCTCGCCGCCGAAATGCTTTTCGATAGCCGCTTTCTTTGTATCGACTTCTTCAACCGTCTTGACGTCTCTCTTTAGTTCTTCGGCGGGTGTGTCGTCCGCTTCGGTTTGTTCGTCCTCTGTCGGTTGTTGAATGTCGTACACAAGCTGTACGAGATCCGCTTTCTTCACCTTCGAGGGTACGTTCGCGCCGAGGCCGGTCGCTATGCCCTCGAGCTGTGCAATCGTCATTTGTTCTAGATCTTCTAAAGTCTTCATGGTTTGTCGCCTTCCTGAAATAAAATACTAAGTAAGTCGGATTATCTTGCACCATAATAAATATAAGATCAAGGCTCTTCAATAAACGGGGATATGATAATGGCTACGATAGATATCAGGTAGCACAAAATACAGGTAAGGCCGATAAGGCTACACCAGATCAGAATAATCAGCATCAATATTTCGCTTAACATCTTTCACGACCTCCCCTTTTGTTTGTTTGCGTGTTTCTATGTACCGGTTCAAGGCGGCCTGTTCGGCTGCGTTAAGTTTATCAGGTTGTATAAGAGGCGCGTCCGCATCGCCGGCAAGGATAGTGCGGTCGCCGTATTTTTTGGCTTTGAACTTCGACGCCGCCCACTTGCGTACGTCAATACGCAGTTTGTCGCGCTGTATCTTGTTATAGTCGATCTTCATAACGCCGTCTTGAGGTTCAACAACGCCGTCTTGAGGGGGTTCGTCGTCGTCCGCGATCATAAGCATTTCGTCGACAAACATATCGGCCTGATCTTCTTTCGCGCGCACATAAATTTCGGCAAAGTCTTCGTGTTCTCTAAGCCAACGGAAGAAAACATCAGCGCCGGGCATGTCGTCCAAAGCGCATATCTTCTTTATAGTCCATCCAGATATGATAAGCCCGGCGATCTTTTCACCTTTCGCCGGATCGTAATTCATGCGTCTTGGATCTACTTTTTTACTCATACTTAAATATACCGATAAAGGCGATCCGAACGCAAGTAAAAAATGAACACGCAAAATTTTGCACGTTTAAAAACGCCTAGACAACCTAGACAACCTGTAGACAACCTCAAAACAGAGGTTGTCTAGTGCCTCTATCCCGCACTCACTAACGCTTAACCTAAGTTACTAGACAACCTAGACAACCTTTTTCCTTATATTACCCCCCACGGGGGAACTTGCTGCCGTAGGGGCTCCACCCCATGTTCTATTTATAACCTAAACAATAGAGAAAAGGTTGTCTAGGTTGTCTACAGATCCCCCTATCTCGCGCTCACCTTGACTTACGACTACTAGACAACCTACCCAAAAAGGTTGTCTACAGGTTGTCTAGGTTGTCTAGTAACACGTAAAATCTTGCAGATTGAGAACGAACACGCAAAATAA